GTGAGGGGTTCTCGGCTTCAGTAGCTCATGCTTGGCATGACCTGAACCATATTCTATCCCTGGTCCAAGTCCCCATGATTGGATGAGTATTCTTCACAAGTTTTGAGTTCATCCTTAAGACTCGTGTAGACGTCAAGAATGAGTTCCGAGAGGAATTTTGCTTGGCTTACTTTTGGCTTTGCAAAATAACTTTCGTTACTTACAATTGGCAAGTACTCAACAGGAGCAACGTCTGGACTTTGTTCATCCCAGATAGTCGATAGCTTTATGCTAAGGTCTAAACCGGTTTGATTTACAGCCCACACTAGTGGGTGAAGCCCAAAGGGATCTGAATAAGATTCCAGGCCTAGGGCCTTACCCGTATAAGGTACCGAATACTTCTCACAAAGTGTATCTAGAGATAAGTTTTGATCTAGAGCCTCTGTGACCAGTATAGCTTTCTCTTGTAAGTTCTGGAGCCGTAATTCCTTTATCTTATTATCAAAGGTTTCACGGTCGATCATAAAGGTAATGTTACCTGTTTTCGGATTTACGTCCTTAAACGGGGCATCACAATTTGATCTTGTCCAAAACACAAAATTAAGCTTGTTACGATCCTTAGAACTGAGGAATCGAAACTCCCAATACGGGCAAGTATCTTTAGAAATGAAATCTCTCTCGTATAGTATATCGACTAAGTCTAACATATGTGTTAAGTTATTCTTAGACAGTATATTATACTTGATTGATGACATTTCTCTCCCTCCTAGAGCGAGCCTTTTGGCAAACTCTAGTTGTGAGTTCTTTGAATCGCCAATTACCGATTTCGACATATTTATCTTAATATCAAATATGTTCGTCATCAGGAACTGGTATTCGCTGGCTACCTCCTTATTAAATATTACCACGTCATCACCTAGTAGCCTATAGTCTTTGAAGAATTTGATTGGGTTTCTAGAACCCTTTCTCATTCGACATCGATAATGGGCAAACTGGATAATGTCATGGTGCCATAGTGCAAAGCTAGGGAAGGAAGATAGTAAGCCTAAAGGCTGTCCTACCGACCATCTCACACTTTGTCCTGTGGCCTTTATTAAGAAGGTCCGATCCGTCATTACTGAAAGCCACGCTTCACCTAAAGTCTTTCCTCCCATTAGTTCCAGTCTGTAAACTTGCATTTCTGCAGGAATACGGTCTGAAGCTGATGAAAGGTCAAAAGAATAGGTATCTTTGCCTTTAGATTCCTCCATTAAGGACGTAAATCCTTTATTTTGGTCTCTAGTAGCATCGGTACTTATTGATTTGAGGGTGTTGTACAGAGAAGTCTGTATAACCTTTAACGAAGTTTGACTCCAGTAATCTCCGATGGCGAAAATTCTTGTTTTCCCGGCAGGTTCGGCTGAAAAGCCTAATCGACCAGTTAAATAAGTCTTTCCGTCAGTGACTGATTTCGACATTTTAATCATCCATTCAGTAATCCAATCTTGCTTTAAAGCTTGATTGAGTTTCTTTATGTTTGAGAAAAGTGAAGAGTCAGAAACTACAGCTTTTGCGTCAAGATGCGCACTCGCTACCGCTGGGCCATTTGGACCCTTTGATAGTGTTGTGAACACCTCTGGCTCATAGCTGTTTCGGATTTGTAAAGAACCTAAGTACCACTTGTACTTATTCGTAAATTCAGTTAAAAATATTTTAAACTGCTGTTTCGTTTCTTGGTAATCCGACCCGTACTGGGAAGGAGCCTCGATAGATTCAACAGAATAATCTATTGGCAACTTTATTTGCTCATAAGAACGAGCGATACAAAGGGCGACTCTCATGTCATTTCTATCCCCTTTGATGAGTGACCGTAATGGCCACAAGGGTTTAGGAATTCCATGTTTGTCGACTTTACAAAACGGAATAGGTTGAGTAGGAAGTTTAAGTACAATGTTACGAAGAAATAAGTAACATTCCTTATACTTTTCCAGTGTGTAACGTTTTCCATTTGCCTTAATGGCCAAATGGAGACCTGTTTCATACTTGGTCCAGATTGTATTTACTCTTATTTGTGTCGATTCATCTAAAAATAGTGAAGCTAATAAAGCTGATCTGTTTTTATTTGAAATCTTCATAAATATTGAGTAACAACAATTTGATCATGCTCTCCCGAATGGATAATATCCGGTGCCACCAGTTGTTAATCGGCGACCAAAGAAACAGATACCGACAAG